CGAAGGAAATGGGATCCGTTTGCCGATGCAGACATAACCGAAAGCCGTATTGTAAAGGAAGGCGGTAACGCTATTCCAACATCAACACCAGTTAAAAAAGAAGATGTACCAGCGGTTGTTAATCAGGCAAAAGAAGCGTTACCTGCAGAGTTAATTAAGAGGATGCAAACAGATATTGGATCTGCTGGATATAAAGTTGAATCTGGTGATATCGATGTCATGGTTGAAGCCGAAGATGTTGTGAATTTATTTAAGACCCATGGATCCAAGGATCCTGTTAAAGACGCTAAACTCATGCTGAAAAATTATTTCACTGACAAAGGCATTGAAGCCAATGTCAACGGACGAAATGTCAGCATTGGGATTATTTACAATGAAACTGCAACCGGTCAAAGAAAGACAGCTCAAGTTGATGTCATGGTAATACACGATGCCGGTATTGTTGCTACTTGGCACCAACACGGTCTAAGAGGAATGTACGACGATCCTGATTTTAAAGGCAGCGATTTGTTTATGCTGATTAGCAGTATTGCCAAACATCTAGGACTAAAGTTTGACGCATTTGGTGCAAAGCTATTGCGTAGGGATAACAACGAAGTTGTTGGCCGTACAAGAAAAGAAGTAGCCAAGATACTACTAGGCCCAATGGCTAAAGAAGATGACTTAAACAGTGTCAAAACGGCCTTAAAAGCATTAGAAAAAGATGCCGAGAGGGAAGGAAAACTAGCTCAAGCAAGGCAAGATGCTGCCAAAGGTCTAATGAGACTGCCCGAGGCTGCACAACCAGGAACTGCCGCCTGGTTTAGACAAATGAGTGATGTACTAGGATGACCAAGCAGTTTTTAGATTATCTAGCTGAAGCAATTGGTGACGGTCCTAGGATACCCCACCCCGAAGATTCTATTCTTCAAGGGTCCAACAAAGCCATGGACTATGCACAAGCACTTGAAGAAATTGTTCAGAGTCCTGAGTCAGGAACAATTAAATGGGACGGCGGGATTGCACTTTATTTTGGTCGTAATGAAAGCGGGCAGTTTTTCATGACTGACAAGTATATGCCAGCAAAGGGTGTATACCCAACAAGCCCGCAAGGGTGGCGCGACTATGATGCCGGCCGTGGATCCAATCGTGCAGATCTATACAGTAAAATTGAAACAATTTGGCCCGGACTTGAAAAGAGCGTAGGCAACACTACAGGAATTTTTAAGGGCGATTTGATGGCAGTGAGTCCTGATGGATTAAAACCTACAGGCTCTGGGTTTGTATTCAGCCCTACAACAGTAACCTATACTGTACCGACTAGCAGTTACTTAGGCAAACTAATGCAAAACAAGGTTGCATTAATTGTAGTTCATGAATACGACGGCAAACCGTGGGATGGCAAGCAAGGTCTTGCCAATGTTAGTAATGTAGCAGTTATTTCTCCCAATGTAGATTTAAACTTTAGCATGCCTGCAGTTGATGCATCAAACTTGCTAAAGATGGTTAGAGATACAGAATCTATCATTAGCAGTTTTGGAAAACAAAGTGACGCATTTGTAGCCGGACTAGACAATGTTGCCCGTGGACTATTGAGCAAGTATCTTAATCATGTAAGAACACAGCAGACAAAAGATACAATTAACCAGTGGTTAAGAATAAATGCCAATCCCAAGCAGTTTCGTAACCTAATAGGCGATGACGAAGAGTCTGGCTACATAGCTAAAAATAAAGCAGGACTTGATGCTCTTTACAATATTTGGAATGCAATGTTCAAGACCAAGGTTGCTATTGTTAACGCCTATGAAGGTCAAATACAGGGTTTTAAACAAACAACAGCCGCAGGCCCTGGCGGCGAGGGCATAGTGTTTCCTACTAGTCACGGGCTGATTAAACTAATCAACCCTAATTTTGGCATTGCACACTTTTCAAAAGAGCACTAATTTTTTTCAATTTGATAAATAATTACATACGCGAAAGCGTTGAACTTATTAGAAAAGGAAATTATCATGGCCGTATTTACAAGAGTTAATGGTAAGACAGAAGGTTTTGGTGCTTTTGGTCGTACCGCGCAATTAGCTAGCTTCAGCAAGACAAACATTACTCAAGCTGAAATTGACGCAGTTGTTCAAAACATTCAACTAACAAACAGCATCACAGGTATCACTACTTTTGAAGCTGGTGTTACTGATGTAGTTTACATGTTAGTCGAAGGTCCTGGCATTAGTGCTGGTTCTAACTTCGGTGGCGTCACTGGCGTTACCGCCGCTGTTGTTGAAATGTTTACTGTTAAGTAATCAGTCTTTAACAGACAAAAAGCCCCAACACTGGGGCTTTTTTTATGGCCGTAAAACCAGCCTATAAATATCTTGATGAGTAAACCAGGAACATGGTTTTCAGGGTATACACTAGTTGATATCACTGACACCGGCGTTAGAAGAATCAAAGAAGATTTACAGACTGAAAGAAACCAGCAACGAAACTGGGAAACAGTACTGCAAGTAATTAGTCTGCGGGCGCAACCCTTAGACATGATCAGTGCAAAAAGTCCCAGGATGGTATCAATGCAAGGTCATGAGTTTGGTAGCTTCTATAGAGGAAGTCAACAGTGCTGGAAGTTTATGTTTTTTGTTGAACACAATGATGTATTTGGTCCGCCAGACGATCCGTCAAAATTTTTAAAACAAGATTTCAATGAAGTACCTATCATAACAGGTCTAAATGAAACAGTGGGATTTCCTGACCCTGTGTTTTACACTGTTGGACTTTTAAAAAATCTCTATTTCCGTGTTTCTTTTGAAACGGATTAAATAATATATTGACAGAAAAAGGATCAGAACAATGTCTACCGAGATTGAAAAGAAAAGCCTTGAAGCCCATGTGGAGCTATGTGCTGAACGATATGCAACACTAGCTGAAAGATATAACTCACTTCAACTAAAGTTAGATAATCTAGGAACAGAAGTAAAAGCCATGGAACAGCATATTCTTTTTATTAGAGAAGCAATTGCTGGCACAGACAACAAAGCAAATAAACAATTAATTGCTATTGGCACAACAGTTTTCAGCGTACTAGCCGCTGGAATGATAACACTAATAGTCACATTATTCAACAAAGTATGAAAATAGTTGAACTACTCAATAATCTACAGATGCCTATCAGCAACGAAGAAGCAGATGTTCTAAATAAATTTACAGAAGATCAAGAAGTACCGAAGCATAAGCTATCTGAGAGAGAACAACATCTAGCTAATCAATTGGTTAACAAAGGTGCACTAATTAGAAAAAATAATAATGGACAAATCGAATTCTATAAACATACCAACTATTGAACAGTTGGTTAATCAAGCAGTTTCCTATATTAAAGATTGGACCAATAAAGAAATTGATCATATAATAGCCCGATCGTTGAGAGAAAGAAGACCGATAATTATGCGAATAAATCGCGGTTACCTAGTGGGTAATTATTTTATCAGTTCTCACAATCAACGATGGTGGAAATTGTCGCATCGTTTCAGTAATCACGAGCACATTTTTACAAGCAAGTTATCAGCGATCTGCTATGCATTTCATTACCAAATTGGTTCTTTTAATTTTGCAGATCGCCTGCTCAAAGAGGACGATGAAGTTGGCAGGTTATTGATTAAAACAGAGCAATACCAATTCAGATTTACTGAAGCCAAAAAGAAAAAGAATACACTTAAAACCGATTTATTCTTAGTAAGACTAGAAGAGTCTTCTTTAAGGCTAACTGCCTCAAAGGATCTCTTAGAGAAAACTTTACAATCGGCTAAATACATTAAATTCTAGGAATTACCCACTATGAACCTTAAAGATATTAACCCTGTGATCTCTTCTCAGAAGATGAACACTCTTATGAACACTCGTTTCGGATTTAAGATTGATTTTAATCGTCTTAGCTACGGAAAAGCATTGCACCTAAGCAATACTATCAGTGAAAACTTAACCCGCATCCGTCATAGTTACGGCGGTCACCGTGCCGAAACAAATCCTAAGTATATGGAATTGCTTATGGTTCGCGAAAGCCTAAACAAATGGCTAACAGAAAACCGTACGCTAATGGAAGGCGAACTAGGTAAGAGCGAAGCTATCCTGGCTGCTAAAGACATGGTTGACAGCCTACAAGATATGGTTGAAAAAATCAGCAAGATGCAAGTTGAACAACTACCTGCTCTAATTGATACAATCCGTGATCAAATGGGTCCACAAAACGCTGACCAGTTTAAAAACAGCATGGGACAACTATTAACTGACCTTGCTGGTTCTCTAGCACAGGCTCGCGAAACTGCTGACAACAGCGCCCGTCAACTTGCTGGTGAAGAAGTTGCTGGCGGAATGGGAATGCCAGGCGAAATGCCATTGCCAGGCGGCCCTGGTATGGGACCTGAGTCCGACCTTGACGCAGAACTAGATTCCTTTGCTGCCACTGATGCTGCCGCTGGCGGCACTGAACCCGTTGGTAGAGAAAAGCGGTAATGCGAGCAATTGAATTTATTTCAGAAGACAGAGATCCTAACTTTTCCGAAAACAATTTAATTAATGGTTTAGAAACAGTTAGGAATCGTTTCCAGGACACTGGTGAAGAGCCCAAAGTTAGTCTTAGGGCTATCGTCACCATGGTTAGAAACATGCCTGGTTCTGAAATGTTTAATGTTGACTCTTTAAAATCGATCTACGATAAGAGTCAAAAGGTTAAAAACTTGATTGCCAGTGTCAAGGATGACGAGACTGGAGTTAAGACTGTATTTCTTAAACCAGCAAGTACTGCGTTCGACGATCCAGACTTGGATATCAATGGCCCGGCAACTGGTGACTCGGACATAGGTAGTAACGGATCACCTCAAGGTGGCCCAGAAGCTACAGTAGGTAAGATGGCCAAGCGAGCAGCCTCCAAACGCAATTAATACATCGGTTGCATATTTTAGTTAAGTATGTTAATATGCATACTCTACAATAAACCTTATGCTAATCGAAAAATACAAATACCACCCAATCAATAGAGAAGTAGTCGACGGTAAAAGACATTATGTAACACCAGCTGGTGACCGAGTTGCCAGCGTTACAACTATACTAGACGCTACTAAACCCGCCGAAAGCCGTATTGCACTGGCAAATTGGAAACGAAGAGTCGGCGAAAAACAAGCACAGGCAATCACTACAGAAGCCGCTAGCCGTGGCACAAGAATGCATACCTACCTTGAAAATTATATCAAGGGCGAGTCATTAAAAGAAAATGTAAGCAATCCTTATGCACAACAGAGTCTACTAATGGCCAAGAAGGTCATTGCTGACGGCTTTGGTCCTATTAGCGAAGTATGGGGAAGCGAAGTTCCTTTGTACTTTCCTGGACTATATGCTGGTACAACAGACTGTGTAGGTATGCACCAAGGTGACGAAAGTATTCTCGACTTTAAACAGTCTAATAAGCCTAAGAAAGAAGAATACATTGAGGACTATTATCTACAGCTAACAGCCTATGCACTGGCACACAATGAAGTGCATGGAACAAATATACGCAAAGGCGTAATTTTAATGTGTGTTAGACCCCCTGAAATTGAGCCCGGGCAATGGGGCGAGCCACAGTATCAACAGTTTGTATTAGAATCTAAAGACTTTGACATGTGGAGCAATCGTTGGTGGGATCGTGTAGAGCAGTATTATAAATCTAAATAAATACATCTATTAGGATGAAAAAATGGCTGTCATACAGATTTCTCAGATTCAGGTACGCCGGGGGTTTCTAGAAGAACTAGGTCAACTAGGTTCTGGCGAATTTGGTTGGGCGATTGACAAACTCCGGTTGTTTATTGGCAATGGTACAATAACCGAAGGTGCTCCTTACGAAGGCAATACAGAGCTTCTTACCAGTAATAGCGATATCAGAGCTATCCTAGGTGTCTACACCTATGAAGGTGCGCTAGGCGGCTATGTTGTACAAACTGGCGTAGACATTGCCAATAAAGTTACTCGTGCATTCCAAGACAAAATTGATGACATTATCAATATTCGTGACTTTGGTGCAAAGGGCAATGGCTTCGACGACGACACTGATGCTATACAAAGAGCCATCAATGAAATTTACGGCCGCCGGGCATTAATACCGCCGCCTCAGACTAGAAGAACCATTAACTTTCATCCTGGTGTTTATCTGATTTCTAGAGCACTGACATTCCCGCCTTACACCTGTTTAAGAAATTCAGGAAGAGACAGTGTTATCATCAAACTGGTAGGAACTTCCGGTACAGGTGTGTTTAAAGATTCCGATGGTTCTGGCCTTTACTATAATAGCGAGCCGTTGCAATCTTCGTCGTTGAGCTTCATTGGTCCAGTTGAGTGCACAGGAATAAGATTTGAGTCAACACTGGTTAATGTTCCTGTTGGTGACATAGATTCAACAAAAGGTGCTTATTTTAATCGTTGCCAGTTTGTAGGACCCACTGTGGCAACTACTGCCAATACCTCAGTTGGTGTTTCTATTAGCTCGGAAGTTTCCTCAACAAGGAATGTCCACTTCATTGAGTGCGACTTTAACCAATTTGGTAAAGTTGTTGATATTAGTGCTAAAGAGGGAATAGTGTCTGACATTGTTATCGATAGATGTACCATTAGCAACAGTTTCAAAGGCATTGTTGCCGAAGCAGGAAATGTTTCTATTCAATCTATCAGAGTAACAAATTCTGTTTTTGCTTCTATTGCAGAAGAAGCACTAGTAACTGATGCAAATGTATCTAGAGTTACCAGTGCATTTAACACCTATACCGAAGTAGGCAAATCCTACTCTCCGTCAATGCCAGCTGGAACTCATGTAATTGATTTTGGCGGTAACCTCTGCTATAGTATAGCAGACATGATTGACCGTAGCGCCGAAGACGAAGTATATTTCGAATCGGTTAAACACAGGACAGGAACATCGGTTAGTACACATTCTGGTAACCATTTTAGATTTGGTAACACTTATCAGACTATTGGACGAAGCGTTATCCTGCCAAATGCAACGACTAATTATATTCCTATTAGCACCAGGTATAAAAGCGGAATCATCGACTATACAATCGAACGAGGTGGCTTCTATCGAACTGGCACAGTAAAATTTTCATTTAGCACAGCATTTCAAACTTTTGATTTTCATGACTCATTTACCGAAACACATTCAACTGGAGTAGACCTAACAGTCGAATACAACAGTTCTTTAACCGGAATACTGAAACCTTATATCATATGCATCTTGGCAAACCTTGCCACTGATGCTGTTTTCACTTACGATATTAAAACACTCTATCAATAAAATTAATCAAAAAATGTGGAACCTTAAGCCCGACGAAAGGCTCCATGAGTGGAAAGAGTTTCGAGAAAAAATTAGCAGCCTTCCTATAGAAGATGCTCTTAACGAAACTGTCCATCTCTGGAGTTATGCACCATTTGTTAATCATTATCTAGACGGCATGGCATCAGAAGAATGGCCCGACCCGTGGACACTATTGCACGAAAATTACTATTGTGATCTTGCAAAAGTTCTAGGTATGCTGTATACTTTGTATCTAAGCTCTCATTACGAAAAAACAATCGAGAATCTAGAAATTAAGATTTATAAAAACCCAACAAATCAGGATATCCTCAATACTCTGTGGGTCAACGAGGGAAAATATATACTTAATTTAGATTTTGATACAATAGTAAATAAAACTCAAGTCGAAGAAAATTTAGTTTTAAAGCATCGATACACCGTTCAAGATTTACAGCTTAATTTATACTAAAAAAACAAGGATTCAAAATCGATGACCCAGATACAGGTAATTAAAAGAGACGGTAATAAAGTACCGTTGGATATTTCAAAAATACAGCGTCAAGTAGCATTTGGTTGTAGAGGAATTGATGGTGTTAGTCCATCCATGATCGAGATTCGCGCACAGCTTGAATTTCATGACGGAATGACTACAGAGACTATAGACCAATTATTGCTTCAGTCTATGGTTAGTCTAATAGACGAAAGCGAAAACCCAGAAATCAATAATGTTAACTATCAATATGTAGCAGGCCGTCAGCGCCTAAGTATGCTACGCAAAGAAGTTTATGGGCAATATGATCCCCCTAAGCTCTATGAGATTATTAAAACAAATGTCAACCTAGGAATGTATACACCGGAACTTCTAGAGTGGTATACTGAAGATGAGTGGAACATTATTGATCTTTTCATTGATCATGCCAAGGACGAAGATTATACATACTCGGCTATTGCACAACTTTCTGAAAAGTATCTTGTGCAGAACAGAGCCACAGGAAAGATTCACGAAACACCGCAGGTAAGATATGCTGTGGCCGCCGCAACAGCCTTTCATTCAGAGGATCGAGATAAAAGGTTAAAGTATGTTAAAGAGTATTACGAATGTGCAAGCGATGGCCATTTTACTTTAGCTACTCCTGTGCTTGCTGGTCTCGGTACTACAACTAAACAGTTTAGTAGTTGTGTGCTTATTAGTAGTGACGATACATTGGACAGTATCTTTGCTGCCGGCGAAATGATGGCCAAGTATGCCAGTAAAAGAGCCGGTATTGGCCTAGAAATTGGCCGTATTCGACCCCTTGGATCACCGATTCGTAACGGGGAAATCAAACATACAGGCATGATCCCTTTCTTAAAGAAATGGTTTGCCGACCTGCGTAGTTGCAGTCAAGGCGGTATCCGCAATGCATCATGCACGGTTACATTCCCTATCTGGCACTATCAATTCGAAGACTTGATTGTACTAAAAAACAATCAAGGTACAGATGAGACTCGTGTTCGTCAAATGGACTATAGCGTTGTAGTCAATGCCATGTTCTGGCGCCGTTATAAGAATGGCGAAATGATCACACTGTTTGATCCGCATGATGTTCCTGACCTCTACGAAGCCTATTATAGAAACACAGACGAGTTTGAACGCCTGTATTTGCGATATGAGCAAGATAAGACAAAGAAAAAGAAAACTGTACCGGCAAGTGAGATATTCAAAAACGGAATACTTAAAGAGAGAACTGATACTGGGCGCATATATCTTGTCAACATCGACAATGTTATTAAACAGGGTCCCTTTGACACAACATTGGATCCAATTTATCAATCAAACCTATGCCAAGAGATATTACTACCCACCCGCCCTTTCCAGAGAATTGAAGATCCAGAGGGACGAATTGCTCTTTGCACTCTTGGCAGCTTAAACTGGGGTGCATTCCGTAACCCACAGGATATGCGTAAGTGCTGTCGCATTCTGGTTCGTAGTCTTAGCAATCTTTTGAATTATCAAGACTTCTTGAGTGTACAGAGTAAGTTGGCTAACCTAGACTTTGAACCATTGGGTGTTGGTGTCACAAACCTGGCCTACTGGCATGCCAAGCGTAACTTTAAATATGGAACCGCAGACGCTCTAGCTGAAGTCAAGCGTTGGATGGAACATCAGGCCTACTACCTAACAGAAACCAGTGTTGACCTTGCTGAAGAAAGAGGAGCATGTAAGCGTAGCGAACATACTTGGTATGGCCGAGGTGTGTTTCCTTGGGAACGCCGTAATGCAGGCGTTGATGAATTAACAGACTTCTCTCCAAGCATGGATTGGGAGTCACTTCGTGTGCGACTCAAGAAGCACGGTATTCGTAATGCCACACTGATGGCAGTTGCTCCTGTTGAATCTAGTAGCGTTGTATTAAACAGTACCAACGGCATTGAGATGCCAATGGAATTGGTCAGTGTTAAAGAAAGCAAGGCAGGAAGTTTTGTACAGGTTGTTCCCGAATACAAGAGGTTAAAGAACCGTTATCAACTTATGTGGGATCAAACCGATTGCGTAGACTACTTAAAGACTTCGGCAGTGTTGGCAGCCTACATTGATCAAAGTTTAAGCACAAACACATTTTATAATCCTGCACATTTTAAGGATGGCAAGGTTCCTGCAACATTGGTTGCTAAGAATCTAATGTTGGCCTATAAGTGGGGGATCAAGACAATCTACTATAGTCTGATCAACAAAGTTGGCGCCAAGACTAGTGTAGGCAATATCGAAACAAAGAGCGATTTTGGTACAAGCATACAAGCATTTAACCTGATAGAAGATCTCGAAGACGCAGACTGCGAGGCCTGCAAGTTATGAAAGATACTAGGCGAACAATCATACTGTTACGCCTAGCACATATTCATGACATCTTGAATAAGAGCGAAGGTAAACTGTCAAGGAAAGATCGAGACTACATACATCGATTTTTCCTTACCTTGCCTACTTATATGCTTAGATTTGTTTTGCAACATATACAACATTTAGAAAAACATAGAAAAGAGAAAAGATGAGTTTAGACCAATACAACCTAAAGAAGACAACTAATTACCTACAGCGCCGTATGTTCTTGGATCCCGACGGACCGGTGACAGTTCAACGATTTGAAGAAGTCAAGTATCCCAAGCTTCAAAAGTTTGAAGAACTGGCTCGAGGTTTTTTCTGGGTGCCAGAAGAAATTTCCTTGACCAAAGATAAGATTGATCACAAAGAAGCTTCAGACACGGTCAAACATATTTTTACCAGCAATCTACTAAGGCAAACAGCTTTGGACAGTATTCAAGGTCGTGCACCAACTCAAGTTTTTGTTCCAGTAATTAGCATACCTGAACTAGAAGCACTTACCCTTACCTGGGGATTCTTTGAAACTAGTATCCATTCGAAATCTTACAGTCACATTATTCGTAATGTCTACGGAGTTCCTAAAGAAGAATTTAATAAGATCCATGATACTAAAGAAATAGTAGACATGGCATCAAGCGTTGGCGGCTACTACGAAGCACTGCATCAGATCAACTGTCGTAAGGAGATTGGTCTAGAAGTCGATGAGCAAGAACATATTCGTGCAATCTATCTAGCACTGCATGCCAGCTATGCCTTAGAAGCATTCCGCTTTATGGTATCATTTGCCACAAGCCTGGCAATGGTTGAAAATAAAATTTACATTGGTAACGGCAACATTATCAGTCTGATCTTACAAGACGAAATCCTTCACTCAGAGTGGACTGCCTGGTTGATCAATCAAGTAGTCAAGGAAGACCAACGATTTGTAAAAGTTGCAGAGGAATGCCGTGACGAAGTCTATGCCATGTACATGGATGTGATCAGAGAAGAAAAGGCCTGGGCTGATTACCTGTTCATGAAAGGACCAGTCATTGGTCTGAATGCCAACATTCTTAAAGACTTTGTTGACTATACAGCTTTTACCAAATTAAAAGATATCGGAATCAAGTACCTCGAGGATCATCCGAAGACAAATCCAATTCCATGGTTTAACAAGCATATAAATATCAATAAGAAACAAACTGCACTACAGGAAAACGAAAGCACCAATTATGTTATTGGTGTTATGAGCGATGCAGTTGTCTATGAAGAATTACCAGATCTATAATTATGCTAACAGTTTACAGTAAATCAAATTGCCCCTTTTGCGACAAAGCCAAATATCTACTGACTCAAAAGGGTGTAGAATTCAAAGAAGTGCGTGTTGATCTAGATCAACAGGCTAGACAATTTATTGTTGATGCAGGCCATCGAACAGTACCTCAAATCTATCAAGGTAACAAACTTTTTGTCGAAGGTGGTTACCAAGGATTGGCAAAACTAAGCGACAATGATTTTCAAGTATTAAAGGAACAAATCAATGCTAATTGAACAAGCAAAAAACAAATACCAAGTTGACGAAATCGTCTCGTTTAAATTACTAAGTGGCGACGAAGTACTAGGAAAACTAGTATCCTCGGGTGAAGGTTGCTACGAACTAGACAAGCCATGTCTAGTAGTGACTACGCCTGAAGGAATTGGTCTGATTCAGGCCATGTTTGGTCTTGACCCAGACTTAGAAACATTGACTGTCAGAGACCAACATATTGTTATGATGTGTAGAACTCATTCCAAGATGAGAGATCACTACATTACAGTTGTTAGCAACAAGGCCTAATATGCCAGGGGTAGTTCGAGACGGTGATAAAAATAACGCTGGTGGAGCCGCAAAAAGCTCTATAACCAATGTTATTGTTAATAATAAACCAATTGTGGTAGATGGCACCACAGTACTACCCCACCCTAAGGGTGGCCCCCATGTGGCAGCTAAAACCAAAGGCGGCGTGTCTTCGGTTATTGCTGGCAATAAGCCTGTAAATGTCAAAGGCAATTCGGATACCTGCGGCCACAGTCGTGCTGACTGTAGCGGCGATGTTGTAGCCGGTTGATCCTATCAAAGTCTAGAATTACCTGAAATTTTCAGGTAAATACACTATGCCTCAACTTTTAACACCAACTTTGACTGTAGTAGCTTCGGGATTCCTTGACAACAAGGGATTAGCACCGTCGGCTAACATTCTAGCGGCAGTCAATTCTTTTAACAGTTCAGCAACAGTTTTATCATCGCAAGAAATTCTTGCCATGGGAAATGTATCGTTGAGGGAAACAGTTACTGCTATACCCTCCTGCTTAACTGGTAAGGTATCGTCTAACCTACAGGCTTCTGTTCCTGAGTCTATTAGATCACAATTTTATTTTGACAATCTTATTAAAGACATTAAAAATCAAATTGATCTTGTTATGACTGGAGGCGTACCTGGCTTGATTTCAACTATGTCTAGAGTACAAATTTACTGTAGCGATACTTTTGATCTTAAAGGTATGTTTACACAAATGCAAGAAGGATCGTTTGACGACTTTGGTGTTACAGTTAACGACTATACAGATGTTATAACTGGCGGTGTCAACAGCCAGTTTGCTACATTGATCGGCGGATTGAATAACAGTTCCGCTAGAGAGATGTTGACACAGCTGGGCAACTTTGGTACTATGTTTGACATTTCTGAACCAGGTAGGATCTACGATCCTAAGGTACTGTGTCAAAATTTAATTAACCAGGGATTCTATCTGGTTAACGAACTGTTGACCAAGGGCGGTATTGATGTTGTAAACCTTGCCATAGCTGACGAAAAACAATTGCTGGCAGTAATGGGTACTATCTCTGGAACAGAATTGAGTGCCATTATTGCAGTGACCAACTTCAAACCCTACGGTAGCATAAAATCCCTAGCTGATGTACTTGACAGTACTAGATTGTTTAGTCCCAAGGCCTTGGTTGCCGCAGGCGGATCTTTAAAAGAGTTGGCCAACAAGCTAATCAATGTAGGCGGCAAGTTTAAGTCTTTTAAGGATCTTAGCGAGACATATCTAAATATCAAGGCTACTCCTACACCTAACTTGGCCGGAGTTCAACGGTTAGGAACAAACTCTCTGTTTGATAATGCAAAACTAAGATTGCCAGCTGGCACAGGTTTGTTTGGTAATCCAACAATCTACGACTACATTGGTGTATTGACCGGCGAAGGCTACATTGAGGATATTGCATCGTTAATTGACATTCAAAATCAATTGGTCAGCACAGACGAAGGTCTGGCATTTAAGAATGCACTGGCCGCAAGACCTGTTAATCAAACTTTAATTGCACAGACTACCGAAGCATTGGTTACCAGCAACAAGACACAGATACAGACACTGTTGAATCAAGGTGAAAACAAATTCAACTCAATTTTTACTCGTTTGTTTAAAGAGCGAACAAATTCAAAGATAAACGGAATTCTCTACGAAGAGACCACTGGAACACCCGATTCAGTTACAAGTTTTGCATTGGGGTTACACGATGTTTGGTCTGACCCAAAAAATTTAAGATATGGTGAATTCATAACAAAGATCACCACAACTGATATTTTTGGAGAAGCAATACGGGCCAGCATTGAAGAAGGTTTCAATCTAGCACTGCTAGCCCAAAAAAATATACCGGTCTATACAAAATTAGATCCGGTAGCCTACAGTAATGTCGTAAAAGCACGACCTGACTGTTAATCAAAATTATTCTTGCTCATCAACTAATACCGATGCTACAATTAGGTTGTAGCGTTTGTACCACCGTAAAGGAGAAACTATGACAGAAAATCTAGATGAATCGGAAGGAAAAATTCACTTTCCGAATTATCTGATGACTGCTGTAATTATTATCATGATGGTAGTTGGTGTAATCTTCAGCGCACAGTTATTGCTATGGACAATAGACAATAAGTTCAGTAAGATAACACCAATGGAAGAAAGCCAAATTACAGCCGAACTCAGAGATCGTCAAATAGCCTGTTTGGCTAAAAACATCTATCACGAAGCAGGCAGCGAACCATTTGAAGGTAAAGTGGCTGTTGCACAAGTTACAATTAATAGGACCGAAAGCGGAAAATTCCCTGGCGATATTTGTAAAACAATTTACCAAAAGAATGTAGTCTATGAAAAGACTGTATGCCAGTTCAGCTGGTATTGCGACAGAGAATCTTTTGTCAAGCCATTGAATAAGGCAGTCTACGAAGAATGTCTGACTGTGGCTAAAAAAGTTCTTATGGAAGGATTCCGGTTGCCCGGATTAACCAATGCATTGTATTATCATGCAGACTACATAAACCCCGGCTGGAACCGAGAAAAGGTTGCCAAAGTCGGCCGACATATTTTTTATCGTTAAGGTGAACCATGATTACCACTGTTGTTGAATTTTTCAAAACAATCTTTATGTTCGTTTACACTTTTATTAAAGAACATCTAGGAAAACTAAGTGCACACACATTGGGCTGGATCAGTATTGTACTCATGCATCTAGCCACAGTGCCTACCCTGGCCGCAGTCTTGTTAAACAAGAGCGATACACTACCTCCGGTAGACCTAGTATTGTTCCTCTGGGCGGCACTGATTGCAATTTTCTTTAAGAGTTTGATTGAAAAGAATTTTCTTTATATTGCAACCGTTTGTGTTGGCTTTGTAGCACAAACAGTGGTAATGAGTTTAATTCTATTCAAATAATATGATTACTGTAACTGAATCTGCTCGCGAGAAAATAGAAGATATTCTTTATAGCGAAAAACCCGGAACCTATTTACGATCTTTTGTACAAGGTGGCGGTTGTAGCGGTTTTCAATATGGTTTTATGTTAGACACTGACATTAATGACGATGATTATCAAATTAATGTCGGTGTATTTAAAGTGTTAATCGATGCCATGAGTATGCAGTATATAACTGGCTCAACATTGGATTATCGAGAAGAGTTAATGTCAAGTCAGTTTGTAATAGAAAATCCAAATGCTGTTGGCACTTGCGGTTGTGGTAGTAGTTTTAGAGTTAATTAACTGACTCGATAATCCTGCTATAATCGGGTGTTAAATAGAATTGTACATAGGGAGTAACCATGTCAAAAAGAACAGAACAAACACTCGAAGTTAACGAGTATGAAGATAAGACAGAATTCTCAATATCAGAATCTGATTTTGGATTTCTAATTGACGGCGAGGGCAATTTAAAAACAGTTTTTGGCCCTAATGAACTTTTTGACGCTCCGCCAGAAACAGTTCAACGAATATTAGATATGTTTGGCGTTGACAGTGCTGAACTATTAATGCGAGCTGGTACTACAATACATTAATTTGTTGTTAAAAAACAACAAAAACTGCTGAAAATTTAAGCAATAAATGTAATACTTTTTTGTTAACCCTACGGGTTGACGGGTTATTCGTTTTCCGTGTATAATACATACATGATGAAACGCAAACGCCGCCAAGATACCAAACATGTTGTTTATGTGATCACCAACCTGGTGACTCAAGAGCAGTATGTTGGCATCACAGTTTGCGGACAACAAGTTCGCAAGGCACTGAAAATTCGCATCCAAAAGCATGTTCGTCGTGCACTGACCGAAAACAAGGACTGGTCACTTTGCTCAAGTATTCGTGACTATGGTGTTGACGCACACACCTATGGTGTGTTAGAATATGTTCGTGGACGCAAGCCTGCTCATGCTCGTGAGCGCGAGTTGATCCGTGAATTTAACCCTGCATTGAACAGCCACTAAGGAGATATCATGGGAAGCATTAGCGAAATCCTAATTGAAATTGAACATCTGCTTGACCTGGGGCACGAGCCTAGAAGCATTGCAGTAATGTTGGATATTCCTGTCGAGTGGGTCTACTCAGTCGAAGAAGGTGAATTTCGAGAAGAAGAAGTATAATGGCAAAACAAGTTGTATATCGCGGCAGTGTACTTGCAAAAGGTAGCACTGCCCTGGAGTTGTGGGAAGAGTGGCAGAAGGAAACTAAGGACCGTAATGCCGCACAGAAAAAACTTGACACCCACATGAAAGATGTAGAACAGCGTCATAGAGATCTTTTGGAGCGTTACAAATGAACGAACGAGTTAAAGAATTATATGCTGAAGCAGTTATGTCTGTGCATGAAGCATTTATTGATAGAATGTTAATCCCGTCGAAAGTTGATTTAGAATTCGCCGAGATGATTATTCGGGAATGCGGACAATGGTGGACCAATCGTTTAATCGTAGAGCCCGACTATGGTCTGCCGCATCGCATTGAACGCAACCGAGCAGTGCCAGGTGTGATAAAAGAATTCAACACACATTTCGGAGTTGAAGAATGAACGAACGAATTAAAGAACTTGCTGAACAGGCTAAAGGATTTGTTGACCTCAATCAACATGTGGGTGGCGACAAAGGTTGTATGGTTTATACCTACGATGGTTTGGAAAAGTTCGCCGAGTTGATTGTTCGGGAATGTGCTGAGGTTGCTCAAGATTTTGTCACGGTAGAAAATAACAAATTAGTAGAGCATGTGCATATTTCTCCCTGGCACTTGCAGGATAAGATTAAAGAACATTTCGGAGTTGAAGAATGATTGAATTTTTAATAGTTTATGTTATTGCTCTTGGAATGTTATTCCTGTTGGCAATAGTAGGCAGTCTTTTTGTTCAAGGATTGGAAAAATGAACATCCAAACTGTAGCAGAAAATCTGCGTAACACAATCGCCGGCAAGGAAAATATGTTGCTGGCTGTTCAACAAGAGCGAACTTTTGTTGGTTTGCGTGATGGCGAAGATATCGCACTTAAAACAACTGCCCAGTTCCTTAAAATCAACATTGACGAACTCAAGCGCATCCTGCAGGATGTGGAACAATGTATTGAAAAGGTGGAAGTATGATTTACATTTTGATGATCTGGACCGTAGTAGGCTATGCAGGCATGAGTCACAGCACCAGTACCAAAATGGATTGGCGACCATTAGGCGAGTTCCATACAGAAGAAGGGCGCTTGGGCAAAAAGACTGCCCAAGAAATGTGCGAAGATGCCGCACGACAACTCGGATTGAAAACCGAAAACTATCGTTGCATAAGGAGTAAGTAACATGAGCGAGTTTTCTGAAGTTATAGTCTTGCTTTTTATGTGGGTGCAAGGTCTGATACTGGGCTACATTATTTGGGCACCAATGACTAGATTCAAGCAGGCGTTTATAGATGGAGTTACTTTTAGATTCTTGTGGGATAAAAGTAAATGAAAGACGACCTAGATAAACTTTTATGTGAAAAGTATCCAAAGATCTTTGCTGACAGAAATAAGCCAATGACCGAGACTGCCATGTGCTGGGGTTTTGAACATGGCGACGGTTGGTATAATATTATCAATCAACTATGTGCTAACATTCAAAGTCACATTGATTGGAAAAATCAATCTAGCCAAGTAGTTCCGCAGGTCGTGGCTACCCAAGTCAAAGAAAAATTTGGTACCTTGCGTTTTTATTACGACGGCGGCGACGACTATATCAGAGGTCTGGTTAGCATGGCCGAAGCTATGAGTGGTGTTACTTGCGACCGATGCGGTGCACCTGGTCTTCAGAGGGGCGGTGGTTGGAT